CATCCAAGATTAGGAAACGTTGACCACCTCCCTTTAGGAATTCAGCTTCATGTGTCTTAGGGTCACTAAGTAATTCGCTACTAGTAACTTGGCTGTAGGCTTGAATCACACGCATCATAACCTTGTTGCTAGCTTCTTCGTTGTTAATCCAAATCACATGCTCATCAGGTTGTAGCTGAGTCATCATGTAACTTGCTTCACTAGCTGTAAACGTTGTCTTACCTGTCTCTGGTCGTGCCGCAATGATGATGAAGTCACCCTTACGTATTGGCCCTAGTGCTACGTTCAACTCTTTCAGTCTCCAATTAAGTCCACCACTTGCAACCACACCAGACAAGTAATCTAGTGACGGTTTAACGAACACATCATCCTTCTCTACGCTAGCACCTACTTCTTTCTTGTAGGCGTTAAGTAACGGCTCAATGCTTTCCAAGTCGCCGCCCATACCAGTGCCAATCTTAAGGCACACATCGTAAATCTGTGTTGCATAGTCAGTCTCAATTAGTTTGCCTAGCAAATCTTTGACAATGGGTGAGGGCTTATCTAACGCATCCTTCAGGTTGTCAAATGCAACCTCGTATGATGATGGGTCTTTAACCTTCCTACCCTTCACAATTGAAAAGAATGTACGAAACTCAGGGTAATTAATTTCTGTACGTGTTGGGTAGTTGTCCCAATACTCACCTAACACATTAAATATTTCTAATGTAATGGGTGATACGTTGTGTTTCTTTACATGATCCTTAAATCTGTTGTAAGTGTCTTTGTTACTAGTAACTGCTAGTAAGTCAATGTCATAGCTCATTCAAAGCTCCATGTCTTTAAGTATCTCAAGAGATAATTCCTTTGGTTGATGATTGAATATAGCTGAGATGTTAGGGACAATTGGTGATACATCAACAAACAATTTCTTAGCTGCTGCATGTCCTGCGATATCATCGTCTAGCCATAATACCACACGTTTTGTCCTAAACATACTCAAAACTCTCTGTGCTTCTCCATCTAGTTTAGTGCCTAACAAACACAAGGTTGGATAACCTGCATAACGTAACTTATAACTGCTAAGTAAATCTTCTACAATAATTAGTGGCTTACTTCTAATACCAGCAATACACTCTAAGAAACTAAATCGTTGTTTACTATATGTAAGATACTTAGGTGCTTTATTGTAACGTCTTATTTGATAACCATAAATAAATAAATCATTAAATATAGGTAGTACAACACCCTCGTCTGTTTCAGCAATGCGAAACTGGTTAACCAGTGATTCGTTAAATCCATACTGGCCTAACCACAACTGCCCTTCAACTTTAAACTTAGCATAGTCAAGTTCTTTTGTCAAGTCTTTGTAATCAGGGATTGGTGTCCTAGACACTACAGCCCTTGTTGTTGCCTTTATGCTTCTAACTGTCTCTTTTGGTCGGTAATATCCGCTATCTCCACAGTTATGGCAGTGCCACATGAATGCACCATCTAAGTTCTTAACGTACAATCTCTCCCTATTATCCATGCCATTAGGACAATCAACATGGTTGTACTTAGCTTGATCCCCTTCATCTAAAGTCTCAAAGTCGTGTGCGTTACTAGTAAGCACATGTTTTGCTTCTTGTGCATAGTAGGTTGTCATATGTTCTTCTCCTTGAGTTTGGCTTCGATGGCTCGGGCAAAGTCATCTTCGTGGTAGTACGGGCTTGACTCAGCCCACATGTCAGTGATCTCCTCATCCGTCAGCCCAACCCATGTGCGCTGTGATGGTGGGGATGTGTAGAGGGGTGCAATCTCAGAGCCGCAACCTTCTATTTGTCCTGCCAGTATTTCTTCGGCGCCATCAAGATACAAAGTTGGTTCACCAATAATTTCTCCGTTATTGATGACGCACCACGCCACAGGCTCCTGCTGTGCTGGCTGCTCTGCCATTGTTTCTAGTGGGTTTTTCATGTGTGCTCCACAATTTTAATGTTTGTCATAGAGATGATCTGATGACAGACCTTGCAAGGCTTTGCCACCAATGGCCTACCATCCTTACCATATCGTGTTACTAGTATGCGATGTGCCTTCTTCCAATCACACTTGAGTAGTGCGGATACCTCGGCATGTAGGAATACTTTGTGTGGCTCACCCACCTCTGCCGCTATACGAGCTTGCAATGGATGAGTCTTCACATAGCTGTTCTGACCAGAGGAGAGTAGTCTACCCCTCTTGTCATACACGAATGCACTGATGTGCTGTTGACACATTAGCCAAACACCTTAGTGAACAACTCTGACACACTCTTGCTATCGTCAGGTGTAAGCTTCTCAAGGTAACTAACTTGCAATGCATACTGCACATCATACCGCTTCTGCTTACGTGCCCAATTGATAAGGGTACGTGGCGAGATAGTGAGTCCAACCTTACCTTGCTCATACGCTGATCGTACAAGGGATGCAAAGCGCACCATATCAGTAGCAACCTTCTTGTCAACATTACTCTTACTAGTAATGATATCAACCTCATGCTTCTGAGACAGATAGCCTAGACGGATAGTGTTGGTGAATCGGTCAATGGTAGCTGTATTCTGCACACCTACACCAGAGAATGCACCTGTCACATCACCTTGTCCTACAGTGTTACCTGCAAACACCAGACGGAAATCATTGTCAGGATAGACAGTGCGCTCCTCACTTGTTCCGGGTTTTTCTTTGAGATAAAGATAACCACCATCTTCCAGCAAATTCTGCATACCCATAGCAATCTCTGCTGGCATAAGCTCCCACTCATCGACAAGGCACACTGCACCATATTTAGCGGCTTCAGTGATAGCACCATCCTCCCACACGGTAGCACCACCACGTACAACTAGCGTACCAAACAATGCCGCACTCTCTACATCACCAGACATATTGATGCGGATGAATGGTCGGTTAAGCTTAGCACACACATACTTAACCAACGATGATTTACCACTACCTGTCGGGCCGGTAATGAGTGTCTTGTCACCATCCATCATACCCGCTACTAGTAATGCTGCTTCATCTTTCTGCAACACATAGTCAGCATCTACGCTAGGGATGAGTCGTGCAATCTCAGGGTCTACTGGTATATCCAATACACGCACACCAAAGTCACCAAACTTAGGCTTGTAATCAAACACTTCACTAAACCACACATGCCCATACTCCAACGCTGTTGGGGGTTTAGGTGCGGGAGCAACTGCTTCATCACTAAGGGACTTAGTTGGTTCGGGCACTTTCTTACCCAAGTGTGCCGCAATTGCCTTAGCCACACGGTCATTCAGTTCTGTTGTGCTCATGTCAAATACTCCTGTCAATGATTGATAAAATTGTTGGGGAAAGATTGTTAAGGTCGTTGACTACTACGTTCTTTTTATAAAAGCGAGTAACGTTATCATCACAAATACCAATACCATAAACATCTACTCCCATCTTCTCAGCATGTTGAATTGTCTGCAATGTGTACGCTTCAATGTCACCTGCATGATCTCTACCAGCAGGACTACCATCAGACAATACTAGTAACACCTTACGATGTTCTTTGCGTTGTCCTAGTCGTGCTGTAGCATATGCGATACCATCACCGTCACTGTTCTGCCATAGTCCACCACTAGCTGTAGAAAACCGCTTAACTAAGTCAGATTGTGTAGCCTTCTCATTAAACTCACTGAACAACCACACAATAGGGTCTTCCTCTGTCACAGTATTAGTAAACCCATAGATTGAATAGGCAATGTTCAAGGGCTTCAATGCTTCTGCTAATGTACCAGCACCTGCACATGCCATGTCAAACTTCTTACCAGACATACTACCACTGCAATCAACCAGCAAGCATACGGCAGTATCGGTAGTATCGCTTACTACACGCTGACGAAACACACGCTCTGCAACCTTGTCGTTACCGCTTACAAGGCGATGTAATGAGCCATTGTGTAGCTTACCCTTCTTCTTACCATACTCGTACCTATCACGGCTACGTGTCTGCAACTTAATGCGTAACTGGTTAGCCATAGGTCGTGCGTTATTAGTAATGTATGAGTTAACCTCTGCTGATTTAAAGTAACCACTACCAATGATACTGCCAACTACATGCGGTAGTTTCTTGTCAAACCCACAGATTACATAGTCGCTAGGCTTAGGGATTGCGTATGCACCCCTGCCAATCTTACCGGGAATCAGGTGAATACCTGTACGGCTAGGCTTATGCTCGTGCCCTATCTCTTCCATAAGCTTACTCACTGTGATGAGTCGGTCTACATCATCAGACACTGCATCACCATCTTTACCATCAGCACCCTTGCCAGCACTAGCTGTGCCTGTGCCAGAGTCATCATCCTTACCCTTGTATTTCTCAGGGTTTTCATCGTACAGGTCTTTAAGGATACGCTCAGCAAGGGACATTACTTGCTCAGCATCACCACTCTCACGTACATCAAGCATCTCTTCTACATACTTGTCCAGCTTGCTAAGACGGTCAATGCCCACTGCATCTAATGCCCTAAGCATCTGGTTCTTAGCGTCATCTGCGGAATGAATCCAGTTACGTAGCGATGCATCCCATATGAATAACGGTAGAGTCAACAGTTGTTCTTCTTGCAACTCTTTGTCCTTACCCGTCATACGCTTGCTAATGTCATCAGCATACAGATACCAGAAATCATTACTAATAACACCGTCACCCTTGTACTCAGCATCATTGCGATAGTCGATGCGATGATCCTCTAGCAGGTTATTGATAAGGGCTAGCAACCCGCTAGGGCTTACTTTATTGAGATAAACAAAGTCGCTATACACTACATGGCTTGTCTCGTGTTTAACAAAGTAACGCATACGTGTCATCCACTCAGCACTAGTGCTACTAGTAATGGCTGGCAACCACATCTGTTTACCATTGGTACGGGGTGTGCTATCTGGTTCGTCCCAGTGTACGGTTACCCCACTCTGTTTAGCACATGCTGCTACGTATGTGTCGAATTGCTGTACATCTAGATAATTCATAAGGGTGATTCCTCCACTGGAATGTTTACAGGTTCGGGTTTAGTTGGTTCCCCGTTACGTACAGGGAACGGCCATGTTACACGTTTTACGGGGATATTCATTAGTTCACCTTCGTTACATCAGGATATGCATATGTCACATATATGCGGTTGAATTCGGAGTCTAGCCAATTCTCCACACTTTCATCCATTTTGAAATCGTTGTTCATTAAAAATGCCCTTAGTTTACGCTCAAATTCAATGAGATCATCACTAGTTGCTAGTTCGACAATTACGGATGATGACAGACCTTCGTTCATTTTGTGTACCGTTTCATTAACCTAATTGGTGAATCGTTGTTACTAGTAATGCTATTGAATGTAAACTTGATGCCGATATTTTCTAGTGCATCAACAAACAGTGATGCATCACAATCTTCCTCAAGATATATCTTGTCCCCTGATTGGTAACTGTATTGGCTAATAGCGTCATCAATGTGTAACATAGCCAACTCTTCACGGCTAACCTCAAGCCAACCATGTCCGGGGTCTGAATAAAAATTATACGTTGTCATGTTGTTTATCTCCAAAGAATGTCAAAGAAACCTGCGATTGATACTAGTAACACCAACGATACTAGTAATGATTCTATAATGTCCCTCATACTTTAGCCCCTAATGCACGTAGTCTAGATTTAGTGGTAACTGTAGGCCACTTAGCTAATGTATTACTATTAACCATAACAAACCCTGTTTCACTATTAACATCAGCGATATGATTACCGAATAGAAATACACCTACATTAACATCATCAATTGGGCGTACTGACGTATTGCCACTACTCCATGTCTTACGTTGACCAATTGCCAAACACATAGCCTTTTCAATTTTACGCATGATTTACTCCGGTTTGAATACTAGTTTAATACCATCAATATCCGCATATGTTATGCTGAATACTGTTTCAGTAAATTCGTATACCTCTTCAATAAAGCTTGCATATGCACGTAAAGCGGTTACTATATCCGTGTATGATATTGTATGAGTGCCGTCTGAATAGTTGATGTTGATTTTATACATAATAATCCTTGGTTGTTACTAATAACAGGGGATTGTTAGTCCCCTGCCATGATTAGTTACCCTGCTTAGCTTGGTACACTGCATCAGCCAACAGTGCAAGCTTAGACCACAGGTCAGACAATTGCTCGGTAGTGAATGCTTCCCGAGTCTCGCTATCGTACTTTTTCTGAGCCGCATCAATGTACGCTACCATTCTCTCATAGTCGCTCTTCGCTTCTTGCAACTCACTCTTACCCTTTGGCATTGGGAAACAATCTTCCTGCTCAATTTCCCCGCTATCGTCACGTTTCCACACATCCACGTTATTAGTAATGGCTTTTCCGATTACTGATTTTGCAGACCTGAGACTATTCTTCTCTTCTTTGGACAGTTCTTTCATCTGTTCCAACTCATCCACCACTCGCTTGTGTTCCTTGTCTAACTCTTCCACATTCGAGGGAGTGTTGGGGTAGCATGTTGATCGCACATAGTTTGCCCACACCCCTGCCCCTGCTTCACGGCTAATATCTTTACCCTCTTTAGCTTGTTGCAGTGCTACACGGAGATTATTTTCGAATGACATTTTGATTTCCTTTGCTGTTAATAAGACTGACTAGGCTTGAAAGATAACGCTACTAGTAACGCTATCTCAGAAACCCTTGCGGGCTGTTGGCATATCTCATTGTCAGTGATTCCAACTGTATCTCTTCCAGATACTTGCGCCTAAGGTACTCGTATGGACATTGCGTTGCCATAGTCAAAGCTTACCTATACGTTTTATTAGGGGTACGTATTCCCTTGCTTGCTTCTATTTTACATGCGAAGCTTACATGAAACTTACAAGATTTGTTGCATTACTGCAACGCCGCTTGGTTGCCCTCCATTATCTACAGAATACTTACACGAACCTTACAACTAAAATGAATACTTAATGATTAGTTGGGTAGGCTGGAAACCCTATAAGAGCCATTATGAGTACCTTAGTACGTACCTAAAACGCCCCTATATATAGAGGGTAAGTAGTGTAGTACGTATGTATTCA